TTTAACTCATTAGCTTTTTGAAAATATGTTTTGTCAATTATATTTGGCATTATTTCTCTGTTTTTGGTTCTTTTACTTTTTTCTTATCTACGTATAAATGAGCATCTTCTTTGGCTACTCTTGTAGTTTTACCATTATAGGTAACCTCTACCGTTGTATCTTGGTAATGTCCCATTATTACGCTTGTGTTAATGCAGTAATAGCATCAGAGAAATCGCCATAAACGAACGCTCCGTAGTGATTAGATTTTACTCTTTGTACCAATCTAGCCTCAGCTAAGATAGTAACAAGGTTTTTAGTAAAGTCGTCATTTTCGTACCCTACATTAATAGTCAATCCTTCTTTGAATCTTACTCCTGATTTACTAAAATCACCTACTAAGAATTTATCAATAGTAACACCAGTATTTGCAACAACTCTAATTCCAGCAACATTACTACCATCTTGTGCAGCAAATGGAGGCATAATATAGTGACCATCTTCACCTTTTGATAACTCCATAGAAGTTACGTCTGTTGGGTGCATTACGATATACGTAGGCTCGAATAAGTTAACACGAACTTGGTTGATTGCAGTTCTTAAAACATCCCATTTGTTAGGTGTAGGAATTGACAAAGCAAAAGCACCAGCAGCCCAAGCAGTAGCATTTGTAGTAATACCAGTTAAGTTAACCGTTAAACCAGTACCGTTCAATAATTGGTCATCAATTTTTAAATTGATTAACTCAGTTAATTCTTGGTCAATTTCTGAACGCATTAATTCAACGTCATCTAACATTTCTTTTGTAACTTTGATATAAGCAGTTACTTTTTTAACGTTAGCACTTGCAACTACTAAATCAAAATCAGCTTGAGATTTTGCAGCACCCTCAGCGGTCATTGCAGCACCACCATCAGCGTTTTTCTGTTCTACCCATTCCCAAACGTTAGACATAATTGTACCAACATTAACCAATTCTAAAATGAAAGGGTTACGTCTTACAATTCTTGTAATTCCAGCTTCTCTTTCAGCTTGTGGAATTTGTCCAGTTGTGTTAGTTGACAATGCCATTGTACCAGCCGCTTTAAGTGTAATTTGTACACTTGCGCCTGATTTTTCTTTCATTGCTTTTAACTCTTCTGATTTTTCTTTCAAAAGTGTTCCGATGTTCTCAGGTGTGTTACTTGGAACTCCTTTTGTTTCAAGGTCTAATACTTGCAAAGCTAACTCTTCAACGTTTGCTTTTAGTTTAGTAACTTCTTCTCCTTGTGTTTCTAATGCTTTAACCGCAGATAATACTTCGATTAATTCAGCTTTTGAAACCGTGTCTTTTTTCATTGCGTCAATTTTTTCTCCTAACGCTTTGATAATTTCTTCTTGTGTCATTTTTACTTAAAATTTGTTTAATAATTCTTTTAACATTTCGGTTTTTTGAAGTGATTTCTCGGCTTCTTCATTTTCAAGTGATTTCTCGGCTTGTTTATTGTTACTTACTTGTCCCGTAGCGGAATTGCTACCAAATACAACTAAACTTGATTCTCTTACGTTTTTAGCTTCTTTTATTGCAAAGAAGTAATAGATATAGTCAAAATCGTTTTTGTTTGCTATAAGCGGATAATATTTGTCGTAATTAGCTTTAGCTGTTGCATCATCAGGGTCGTTACTATCCATACATAAATCAAATGTTACGTATTGCATTCTAACACTTGCTTCAATCTCATCCCCACTATCCAACCATTCTTTTACTAATTGATGTTTAACTTGTGATTTAGGAATTTTATAAATCAATGCTTGTGTATCACCATCGTATGATTTACCTAATAAAGCAAAAGGAACTTTAGCCACAAACATTTCAATATGCTCTTTTCTAACTATAACCTTGTCAACTTCTAATTCGTGGTCAATTACCAAATAGTTTTTACCTTGTTGCTCAGCTATTGACTTATTCCAAAGATTGTCTAAATGTAAATCATCGTGACTATCTAGTATTTTAGTTGAGTTAACAGCAATATAATAATAGTTATCATCAATTTTAATAGCCTTGTTTTGGTCTTGAAACTTTAATAAATCCAAAGACTTACAAGTAACAGAAACGCCTTTGTCACAAGACTTTTGAATCTGTGACTTTTTAGCATCAATGATAAAATCTAAATTATCTTTCAAATCCTTAAACAACTCTTCTTTTGAGTTGTATGTTTTATCAGGGAAATAGTGTGACTTTATCATTTCTTTACTTCTTTATCTTTGTTCTTATTCCGTTTTTCTAACTTCTTTAAAGCTTCTTTTTTAAGTTGCTCATCGATTTCTTTTTGTGTCAATTTCGTACTCATAGCTTTAATTTTAATTTAAAAGCATCGCTCATTTGTTTTGCCTCTTGTGGCGATATTGTACCGTTTTCAATACCTATCTTAATTGCGTTTTGCATTTCGGTAAATGATTTAATCTTTTCATTCATTACCGATTGCATAACTGGTAAATGGTCATAACTTGCTACTAATCTTTCACCTCTTTCAAATAAACCCCATTGTTGAGATAACGAGTTCATATTGTTATCAGCACTTGTTTGGATTGAATTTTGAATCCAACTGATAAAACCTTGATTTTGATTCTCAAAGGTTGAATCCTTAGCGAAATAGTTAAGCACATTTTTATTCATTTCGTAAGCTAATAACAACTTATTAGCATCATCGGCGAACTGCTCATCTAAATACAACTTCTTAAAGTCGCTTACTAAATGCTTAACATCAACATTAGCATTTGACAGGATTAAAGAATTAGCTTCAATTTTACCCTCTATTGATTTTCTATCTTTATCTTGTATTTGCGCCTCGTTACCAGTTGATTTATTCAAACCGATGTACTTCTGTGACATCTTAAGGTTTTTGTTCTTAGAATAAAGATTTTGCTCTATATTCTCAACTACCTTAGTATTTCCTTTTAATCTACTTGGACTTGTAAAAAATGAATTATTAGTTAATCCATTAGATAAATCGTATAATGGTGTTAATGTATTTAGTTTTAAATCATACTCTTTTTTATCTAAAGTATATTTAATAATACGTTCTCCAAATGCTTTTTTATCTTTATCAGTTACAATGAACTTATCTATTTTATGAGCATTATTAAATTCAATTTCACTTGGGACTAAATTATAAATCGCTTTAGGTACATCATTTGTAAATGGTTTTATCTCGTAAACAAAATTAGTACCAACCGCCGATAAAAAGAACATTTGTTGGAACAACCAATCTTCACGGCTTTGGAAATAGTTAGGTGTGTTTAATAGATTAATGTAAGGACTATTTTCAATCTCAACACCTTTAGCGTTAACGTGCTTAATATTCATTTGAGAGTAAATGCGTGAACGTAATAAACCAATAGTTAATAACACTGGATTGTTTAACATTAACTCTAAATACTTATCAGAATTAGTAAACCCGCTATTATCATCTAAAAATGAATATGTAAATTGTCCAGCTCGGTTTCGTTCTACACGAAATAGCTCTCTACCAAATAAACGTATTGATTTTGTTACCATATAAACGTAAAAAAGTCCTACCTAACGTTTGTTAAGTAAGACTTTCGTATTAAATTAGTGTTGTCGTTCATCCTAAAAAGAACTATGCATCTTCACATAGTTAGGCAAATATATAAAATATTATTTATAATTAGTATAAATTATGAATTATTTTTTGTATTAACTTAAATATCTTGTTTTCGAATACCATTTAATAACATACTTTGAAGCATCTATCAAATCCTCTCTTGTTTCCTCAGGGATATCTAAAACCTCGCCATTATGCGTTTTCCATTGGTAATTTTCATAATTCTCTTCAAGGTTTTTACTTTCTGCAGTATAATGAATATTATTCTTTTGCATTGTTTCAATTGCGGAAACTACTGATCCCTGTCCTTTCTCTGCAAATATAACATTATAACCGCTATTTTTTAACTTTCTTCCTTCTGATAAATTTAGTTCATTTCCACTATCGCAAATAATTTCAACGTGCTTTGGTATTTTTAACTTTACTAACTCATCAGATAAAGTTCCATTCATATTCTTTAACGGCTTATAAAGCAATTCGTGTAAAAAGTAATTACTATCTTTATCTGTTTTCATTTCTACCATTGCTGTCGGTGCTGACATTCCAAAATCTAATCCGTAATAACTTGGATAAGGTAAATCGTAAAACTCTTTAGTGCTTATTATTTTCCAATTCTCAAATATTTTATTATCAACAATACCAGTTATTCCTAATCCATAAATACGCCACTTATTACGCCAGTAGTTTGATTTTGTATTTTCGTCTGTATCGTAATCTTTTAAATTTGGATTATGATACCCTTTTTCTTTGTAGCTTTCAATTTCTCGTTTCTCTTCAATAGATAAAAACTCATTATCAATATAAGTCAAACATAAATATTCACACTCAGGGTCAGGTATTACTTCTGTATGCGCCCAAAATCTTTTATTAGGGTTATAATCTAATATTTTACGCTTTGCTCTTGATGTTAATTCTCGGTATGTTTCAAAATTGGTTTTGTTCGCCTCATTTAAATAAACAACATCGGAACGCAAACCTTTACCAATATCCTCTTTATCTAACCCTAAGAAACGAATAAATGATTTATTAGGAAAATTACAAATAGGTTGCCCATTAGTAACCCCAGTTAAATTAACCTTTTCATATAACCCAAAAGAACGCAATATCTTTATAAAATCTTTTAATACGGTATCTCGCATTTTAGATAGTTCTGCAGAAGCTACATAAATTTCTTTATTAGGGTTTTTACTTGCGTAGTTAGTAAGTAATATCAATATAGCTATTGTCTTTCCAGCACCTTGACCGCCTTGAACACACCATATCTTTTTTTTAAGTGATGCTATTTTACGGAGTGCTGTCGTCTGTTGCATCTGATAAAGGGTCTATGTTTAATATTGCAACTCCTTGAAGTGGGTTTTCTGAATCTCCTGATAAGATTGTTTTATCGCCAAATACTTTAGGATAAAATTTAGCCATTTTCCATTTTATAGTCTGAGCTAAAACGTTATAAGTAGAACTATCAATTTCTTTAGTAGTCAACATATCTCTTAAATCGTCTAACTCATTTTCTAAAGCAATTGCTTTATCTTGTTGGCTATTTATATACAGGGTGCGTAATTCTTCATTATTTTGCTTCCAACGTCTAAATGTAGTCCAATCAGGAAATCGTTCGTTAGAATCAAGAATACGCTTTATATTTTGACCATTTGCAAGTTCATTACAAATATCAACACACATTTCAAAATCATATTCGCTTAGTCTTGCCATAATACCACAAACTTACAAAATTATTTTTAATTCTTGGTTGGTTAATGCGAAAAAAATGTTTTGGAGTGAATGAAGATATAAAATAGGTGTTATATCTTTATTGTTAAGCCAAGAATAATATTTATTAATATTTATTTCTAATTCATGATTTTCAAATTCTAAAGTAAAATTTGTTACATGACTTTTCTCAAACCCACACTTCAACAATAACTCTTCTGTTAGTGGGATTGGTTTCAAATTATCTATTTCTTCAAATAAAGTATTTAAACCCTCCATATTAATCGCTCTAACTGGTAATGTATTTAATTCATACCATCTATTTATTTGTAATTCGTTTAGCATTGGTTAATTATTTAGGTGGTTTTGGTTTAATTATTTCTTGGTAATGTGTAGCGTATGCGTAAGGAATTATTCCTGCGCCATCTTTTAAATGATATGTAAAAACATCTTCAACTAATGTTTTAGGATGCTTTACTTTTATCCAATACCATCCGTGAGGTAAAAAATCTTTTGTAGGTAATGATTTCCATCCGTTGTTATCTTCCATCTCTATCTATTTTATTTGGTTATTGTATTTAGTGTTGTAGTTATTCCAATTCGGTTAGTAAATCTAAATTCATTGGCTCGTTTGACAATCCAAGTTTTTCACGATATTTAAAATTTAGATTTCTTAAAACTCTATTTTGATTTTTTAATGCTTCTAAATCTTCGTTAACTTGTTTTTCTTTTAGTAGGAGTTCTTTTTCTGCCCTAAACTTAATTATATTAGCGGTTTCATAAACGGCTTTATTAGTTGAATTTTCCATTAATGTTTTACACATTTCTATCAACTCCATCATCGGTGTAAGTTCTTTATTC